TTACCTTCTCCGATATTAGTTACCGAACCCATACCTCTTGATGAGATACCTAATAGGATACCAGCCTTTAATAATTCTTTTAAGATATTACCAGATGGAGTTGGTAGAATTTCTACTGTACCACAAAGGTCATCCCCTTCCCAATGGATTTCTCTTACGTTATGAGATACGTTCTTTAAATTAATTACAGTCGAGTCAGGGTGGTCTAATTCACCTAATGCTCTACGTTCTTTAATTAGTACTTCGTATTTCTTAGCTTCTCTCATTAAGATTTCTCTAGGATATACTCTACCATTTTGGTTTTCCGCAGATGCTCTTTGTAGAACTCCTTTTACTAGTGTCCTTCCTCCTTCATCTTCTTTTACCTTACCTTCGAAAAGGTTTGTTTCTATTAATAATGATTTCATTCTTATTTTAATTCTTAATGTTTAAGTAAATCATTTATTACTTTATCAAATAATCTACTACTATTTGTATTACCAGCTCCACTAAATCCTTTTTCTTTTTGCAAATAAGCAATAACTTTATTTCTTAAAAGCTTTTCAACATCATTATTTTGAATGATTTTTTTAACAGCTGTTTTAACATCTTCAAGTTCAGGAAATTCATTTCCTTCAGCATCTCTTGCCTCATCTATGGATTCCATTTTGCTTCTGATTTTAGAAGTAATAGAACCTAATTGAGATTTATCAATACCCAAACTATCAACTACTTGTGCTACTAATTGTAATTTTTGTGTATTATTTAATTTAGCGTTTTGTATTTGCTGAATAGCCATTACCAATTTATTTTTAACATTAGATGGTATAGTTGCATTTGGTAATTCTGCTGCTACTGCTTCATTTTTAGCTGCTCTTAAATCTGCTAAATCATCTCCTTCGATATCACCATCCTTATCAACATCTAATTTATGTTGGTCACCAGTTAGTTCTTCGTTTTTTTCACCCTTACCATTCCAAGCAGTATCAATTTTGTTAAAGAATGCTTTCTTTTCATCATCATTCATATCGTTGATACCTTTACCAGCTTTATCTAATGCTTTTTGAAAGAATGCCTGATATTCAGATTCCTCTGTCATTACTTCTTTAACTAATTCCTTCAATCTTTCTTTAGTGATTTTCATATTTTCTTTTTTGTTTGGTAGACCTTTATGTGATGTAGATGCGTAATCTTTAGCATCTTTATTAGTCATAGAATCTGCTGCTTTTTCAACTTCTTTAGATGGTGCTTCCATGTCTCCTTTTTGTACTGCATGAACCATACCCATAAATCGTTGTTGTGCTTTAGATTGTGCCGGCATATTATAAAGTTCTAATTTTTTCCGAAAGATTCATTAATCTCTCTTTTATTTTATGTAAACTTTTATGTGTTCTTTTATAGTAATCATCCTTTGTAACACCATTCTCAGTCTTTAACTTTGAATACCAATTAACGAATTTTTCAACTTCTCCTAATTGTTGTTTAATAGATGTTATACCTTTACCTATTTTAGCTTTTGCAGAACCATCTTCTCTTTTTAATGCTACCCAACGATTTTCAGCCATCATCATACCACTAACATCTGCAATCTCTGCACCGGGTTCTTTTTTTGCTGCCGTTGGTTTCATTGGTAGAGCTTCATCTCTACTAGCAGGTACATCACCCAATGCCCAATCTTTTTCACCTTCTCCTACAATTGTACCACCAGATATTTTGGCTAATTTTGCATTTTTACCGGCAACATCAGATGGTTTTGAAAATGGTGCACCAGCACTACTTGTTATACCTTCTTCCAAATCATCAACAACAGTACCACCAGTTACACTAGCTAATCTATTGTTTTTCTTTTTGGTTTGACCTGGCTTTGAGAATGCGGCTGGGGTATCGTACCCTGCAACTGCACCAGTTCCAGTCATTTCTTCCAATTCTTTTTCAGATTGGATTTCTTTAACAATAGTTCTAATTATTTCTCTTAATCTAGCTTCCATTATTTTAATTTAGATTTTAATTCTTTGATTAACTCATAAGAAAGCATAATAGATGAAACTTGTCCATCGGTTACTGATTTTCCCATTTTCATTTTTTCTAAAACAGAAATAGTTTCAGATAATTTAATTGTAGTAACTTTATCTTCTACTTTAGATTTGATAGATTTTAGTTCTGCTACTATTTTAGGTAATTCAATACCAACGTAATCTTTAAATTTGGTTGTATTTGTAATATTATTAATATATTCTTTTAATAAATTCTTTTGAGAATCATCTAAGTTTGTATATTTCTTATTAAAAGTTTCTACAAGGATTTTATAAGTAAGTAATCTAAGGTCTTTGTCTTGTTGTTTATAAGTTTCAATCAACTTTTTATCTTCGGTTGGTTGAAGTTTTTGTGAGGGCTTAGATGTAATATTCTCAATTAAAGTAATTTTAGAATTAAAAATATCTTTAATATCATAATTAGATTCTCTTTTAGATTCAAATACTTTATATATAGAAGCTAAAACTTTATAATTAGTTATAGGTGATGATAAGAATTGTTCTATATCAAACTTAGCCGAAACTTCTTTTATAAGATTAAATTTCTCTTTTGATAATTTTAATTGGTTTAATTTAGCATGTGCATCACACACAGTCTCTACCAGTCTATCCGCCTTTGTTTCAGAACTATACTTCTCCTTTAACAAAATATCGTATAGACGTAATTCTTTGTTTAACTCTGTATTTGTTCCAAAGAATTCCCTTACAATATTTTTAGCGTTTTCAGTCTTATCGCCATTTAGAACTTCTAATGTTATTTGTCTTACTAAAAGCTCAAATAACACTCCAGTGTTCTTAAACTTGGAATGTTTAATTTTTTTCATTTAATTACCCTATATTTAATCTTCCTTATAAACTAACACATATAAATATAAACAAATTTTTCTTTATTAAATTTTAGTGTCATCTAATAGGTTTTTTTCATCTAACATATCAGATTTTTCGTTTAAAACATGCTTTTTTGATGAAATTCCGTTTATATATTCTCTTGCAAGCTTTTTTGCGTTTGCATTTAAGTGTCTATCATCTCTCTTTCTTTCTTTCTCATTTTCTTTGTTACCCAATGGGTCTCTGCCATACGGATGTTTATCTTTACCATAAGTGTTTCCCTCTTTTGGTCTCCCAACTCCCCTATTTAATTCAATTTCAGTTTTTAATTTACCAATTTCTTCTTCCACATTTTGTTGTTGTGGTGGATTTGCCGGGTCTTGTCCTTGCTGTTCGATTGATGTATGTCTAAATCTATCTTTAAGGTCTAAGATTACTTTTGCTCTTTCAATATCAACTTCATCTTGCGATAATCCAAATATATTATGATATGACCAATCCGATGATAACATATTAAGTGCTTTTGCATCACTTGCTAATCTTACTTTTTCAGACCATAAATTAACCTTCTCCTGCTCATATATAGTAGAAGCGTTAGTAAGCGTTAATTCAAAATTTGTCATTTCCGAATCTTCTATACCTTGAGATGCTAAGTGTACAATTGCTATTTTAGTTAATTCACTAACAACTGTTCTTTGAATTCTTTCAATAGTTCTTGCGAAACGAACATCTTCCGCAGCTAAGGTAGCTTTACCATTAACGTTCTCATCATATGATAAGTAAGCCTTTGGAACTCTCAATGCTGCAAATAATTTACCCCTTAAGTACTCAATATCTTCAATGGCTGCATATTCTAAACCTTGTAGGTTTTCAATATTTGTACCACTATCACTACCACGAACAGGTAGGAAAAAGTCTTCAGTAAGGTTTTGTATGTTGTATTTTAAGTTGTAATCACCAGTATCCTTATTAACAAATGGAGTTTTCTTCATTTTGTTAATAATCTTTTGCATGTAGTTATCAACTTCTACCGGTGGAATATTACCAATATCAATTTTAAATATTCTTTTTTCAGGTGCTCTCATAATACGATGGATTAACATCGCATCTTCCATAAGAGATAATTGTTTCCAAATTCGTCTAGCCCCTTCTACCATTGATTTACCATAAGGTAGAAAGTTCGTATCAGATAACATACGGAAGTGAGCCATTTCATATTGCTCATACTCCTTTTTACCAAAACGGTCCAACTCTACCTTATACTTAACGTAGTTTTGGTTGTTAGGGTCAGTACCTTCCAATCTCTCTACATTGTAAATTGAATGTGGCATACAATTGATAACTCCTTTACCTTCTGCAATTTCTAATGCTAAGAAAGCATCGCCATATTTTACTAAGTTTCTAACCCAAGGCCATAAGTTGAATTCTATATTCAATACATCATAAAATAGGTTGTGTAATAATTCTCTTACGTTTTCATTTGTAGATTTAATCTGAATTACATCCCCATATTCATTCTTAGTTGTAGATTCATCCGCATATATATCTAATGCAGATGATATAATTGGGTCACTATCCATAGCATCATAATCTCTAAAAAGTTCTCTACGAACTTGATGGTATGCCATTGATTGAGCACCCTGCTGAGTTTCATAATAAGACCTTTGTAACTTTGTATATCTATCTCTAAGATTTACGAAGTTAGTATTATATTGACGGTCTTCAGTATCTACAACTTTTCTCTTACCATCTTTATCAACCGTTACAATCGCATTGGTTGAAAATAGTTTTTTAAGTCTACCAAAGAAATTCCTATCGTCTATTTGTTGTTCTTCTGCCATAATTTATTTTACCATTTTCTACAGCTCCAGTAGTTTGCTTTTGTTCTTGGACCGGGATTATCACAATTCATTCTAGCTCTGAATGATTTTCTAGCAGCTGGATTTGATTTTCTAATCTTCATTCCTTTTTGTCCAAAGTTTACTTTAATTACCTTACCTGTTTTTGGATTCTTAACATATACCTTAAATTTCTTAACATCACCCTGCATTGGTTTACCCAATTTTACTTCTCTACCCTGATATTCTGCTTCGAATACACAAGGACAATTAGCTTCAGTTAGTTCGTTTGAGTATGATTTTAAAAAGTTAATAAAATCATCCATATCTTCTTGCTCAACATCCAATTCATCATAATCATCAATTGGATTATCTTGCGGAGTATCCCCCATAGAATATGCATTATCTACATATTCATCTTCATTTAGGATATTTGTTAATCTAATCATAGAATTTGTATTTTGACATTATATAACATAAATATGGTAATTTATCAAAACCCTACAACCATTGAGTTAAATCTTCCATACTATCCCCAATTTGCATCTTCCATGGATTATCTTCCATATTACTACCACCATATACACCGGAGTGTTGCATGTTTGATGATATACCACCCATAGCCCTTTTAGTTAAATCAATACCTTCTTGCTTTAAACGAAGTGCGGTATCTCTAACCCACAATCCAATACAAAATGCCATTACCAAGTCATCATTATAACTTTTCATAGCTTCAGCCCTACCATTGTTGAATATAAAAGTAAATAACTCATCTATTAAACGATTGGAACGAACAGTCACTGCTTTTTCTCTAAAGTATTCATCTAATTTAGAAATAATAAGGGGTCTAGTCTTAGATGTGGTAGAAAATCCAGCTACCATCTGCCTTTCATCTGCTCGGTATTTGTTTCTCATTTGATTTTCTACATCCACATACTTTAAATCCTTACTCATATAGAATAGGTTTTTGTATGCTCTATCAATCACCTGCTGAATACAAGCCCAACCAATGTTTGCATTCTCTATTACAAGTAGTGCATCATTATATTGTGTGGATAATTCAACTAAGAAGTTTCCAAAATCTTTTGTATCAACCTTACCTTTATATTCGGCTACCTGTGTACAAGTGTTTATTTCCATAACATGAGCTGCGGAATAATCCGAACCATCTCCCCTTGCTACGTCCGCAATAACCATATAAGAACCATTTGCAGTTGGGTATTCCCATCTCCATAAATTACCATCGAACCCAGTTTTCTCTAATGGTTCTTGGCAAAATGATTCTTTATAGAACATTAATAGTTCCGGTTCAATTACGGTATCACCGGAAGATACGAAGTCACAATCACACTCTTGGGCTGCTTTCTTTGCTCCCAATAGTTTTTCTTGCTCAGCCCTCCAAGCTTCACCTCTTTCAGGGTGTAAAGTCCAATGTAATTTAATTGTATTGAATGGGTTAGTACCTTCTTCTGCGTTTAACCAAGTTTT